CAAGGGACCGGAGTAATTAAGGCCGCATTCCGTGCCGATGATGGCACCGCGCGCTATGTATTCCGCTTCGATAATCCGCCTGGGTTGTTGCATATCTTCAATGAGGGGAATCTTGAGAAGATCGACGACATTTTGAATTCGAGGTGTTTGGTTGATATGAACGATTTTATCGTTGTTCTGGAAAATAACCAAATTAAAGTAAAGAAAGATGGCGGAAAATATCTTGCTATCTATCCATCGCCGACAGGGGACAAGCCAAGCGTTGGCGTATCTGCTTGTCTAATTGGAGGATTCTCAGAAGCCGAAGCTCAAGCGCGCGCTTATGTCGAAGCATTCGTATTAGCTAGAAAGACGTGGCCTGAGATTGTCAAGTGAACATCAAAAGCCTGACTCCGAAACAACGGAAAACGCTAGAGGGCCTCGCAAAACTAGGGCGTCCAGCAAAGCGACTTGAGATTGCACAATCTGGTGGAATTGATGGGACTCAAGCCGCTCATGCGCTCAGCCGTCTTGAGGCATACGGGCTTTGTGAAAACGACGATGAGTATCAATGGACGATTACTGAGCAAGGGAAATCAATGCTGCTAAGCATGGAAATAGAAGATCGGGAAGCCAGCAAGCCAACGGACGCCGATTCCGATGAAGAATCAACGCCAAGTCTCGAAGACGAAATTAAGGCGTTACGCGGAAAGATTCGATATGCGCCGGACTTCTCAACATCCGATGCGGCTTTCGTCTGCAAAGCGCTCAGCGAGGAACTAGCCGATATGCCGTCTATCGCAATGATGCTCGCGAAAATGGCTAGATATTGGGATGGGCTAAAGTCATGATTGTGTACAGAGTTCAAGATAGCTCAGGACGCGGACCCTGGAAACCTGGATTTTCTCATAAATGGGTCATCGATAGAGAAGACCACGCAAACCTAATCCCTTATTTTCAGGAATGGCCTGGTACAGCATGGCAATGATCACAAAGGCCCGCCTCGCGCGGGCTTTTTCGTGCCTTACGAAAAAAACTATTGACTTCTTGATCTGTATAGTTTATTAGAAAATTATCATGTGCAGATATTCTGATGTTATGAGATGGCGCTGAATCCTCAGCAGGCAAAATTTGTCACAGAATACCTAAAAGACCTGAACGCGACTCAGGCGGCAGCCCGTGCTGGTTATAGTGAAAAGACCTCCAACGAGCAAGGGGCTCGGCTGTTAGCAAATGTTAGCGTTAAAGAAGCCATTCAAGATCAGCTTGACGCGCAACAAGCTCGCACACTTATCACTGCTGATCGCATTCTCAGAGAGTACGGTCGTATTGGATTTCTCGACACGCGCAAGCTATTCAATGAAGACGGTTCGCTCAAGCGAATAACGGACCTCGATATTGACACGCAAGCCGCAATCGCCGGTATTGATGTCGTCACTACTGGAAACTCGGAACTGGGCGTCGGTGAGATTACCAAGATCAAACTCGCGGATCGAAAAGGCGCACTGGATTCAATGGCGCGCTGCTTGATGATGTTTAACGATAAGAAAACTGTTTCAGTCGATGAGCCGCTAGCAAAATTGCTCTCAATGATTACTAGCTCGAACAGCGATGTATTGAGCAGGGTGCGCGATGATGACAGCGACAGCGATACAGATTGATTCGTCCGCTATTCGGCGCACGATAGCTGATCAAGCATGGCGTCTGAATAATTTGTATTTCATCACAAACAAGGATGGTAAAAAAATACCGTTCATGATGAACTGGGCTCAACAAGCGTTTTTCGATGAAATCCACTGCAATAATTTGATACTCAAGGCGCGTCAGCTTGGGTTATCGACATTCATTAATCTGCTACAGCTAGATACCTCTCTATTTGTGCCGAACACGTCTTGCGGCGTCATCGCGCATAATGATGAAGCGGCAAAAGAGCTATTTCGAGACAACGTAAAATTCCCCTACGATAATCTGCCCGATGGCGTCAAATCGCTATCACCAGCCGTGACAGATAGCGCACATCAATATCGATTCAAAAATGGATCGTCGATCCGCGTTGCGACTTCGATGCGTTCAGGAACGATTCAGATTCTACATGTCTCTGAATTCGGCAAGATTTGTGCCCAGTTTCCGCATCGCGCCCGTGAGATTGTGACCGGATCACTGGAAACGGTAGGTGCTGGGAATATCGTCATCATCGAGAGCACGGCAGAAGGCAACGAGGGATATTTCTACGATTACACGCAGTCCGCTAAGGCGATTTCAGACGCTGGGAAAACCCCAGGGCGCGCTGACTATCGGTTTTTCTTCTTTCCGTGGTGGAAGGAGCCGACTTACAGGCTTTCTGACCGGCAGATTATATCGCCTAGTTTGCTAGAGTATTTCGGAAAAGTCGAATCAGAAATCGGCAAGAAGATTGATGCTGAACAGCGAAATTGGTATGCGGCTAAGCGCGCGAAGCTCGGAGACGATTGTTTCCGGGAATATCCGAGTACGGCTGATGAGGCGTTCAATGTCAGCATCGATGGCGCGTACTACATTCAGCAGATTTCTAAGGCCAGACAGGACGGACGAATCGGAAAGATTCCAATTGATCCCAGGGCACCAATCAACACGTTTTGGGATATTGGGATTGATGATTTTACGGCTATTTGGGTGCATCAACATATTGGGAAAGAGCATCATTTCGTTGGGTATCATGAGGGGAGTGGTGAGCCGCTCCAGTATTATGCGTCTCTCATCTTGGAAAGATACAAGAAACCCGGTGTCGTCATGGGCGTCCACTACTTTCCGCACGACGCGGCAAAGCGTGACCCAAAAGACGGAAAAACATATGCTGATGAAGCGGAAAAGCTAGGGCTGACTCCGCTTAAAATAGTCATGACGCCAGACCTGCTCAAAGGCATTCAAGATGTACGAGACGGGCTTGCCACCGCGCATTTTGACGAAGAAACCTGTATGCAGGGCATTTCGCGTTTAACCGCATATCGCAAGGACTGGAATGACCGCATGGGTTGTTTCTCGAATCGTCCACGTCATGACGACAATTCTCATGGGGCTGATGCGCTAAGAATGTGGGCGCAAGGATACAAGCCGGCATCGACCAGCATCCCGCAATCTCGGCCCTCCGCTGCCGGCTGGACCTAGCCCATGCTCCCAACTCCGCCGTCTACATTCTCTCCCGTCGGCTCTCCAGCGGCTCCGCCAATCCCGGTGGGCGGCTTCGGATCGACGGTTCCGGTCGTCTCTGGCGCTGATCTTCTTGCGAACGAGCACAAGCGCGAGGATGAAGAGACGATCAATCGAGAATCAGTCGTTTCGTCGCTGGCGGCGCATATTCGCACGCGCTGGGAAATGGCGAAGACCGCTAAGGTCGAGATCGAGCGAAAGATGCTGGCCGCGCTTCGGCAGCGGGTCGGCGAATACTCGCCCGAGAAGCTCGCCGAAATCCGCAAGTTCGGCGGGTCCGAGGTGTTTGTTAAGCTGACGGACATGAAATGCGCCGCTGCCGCTGCTTGGGTGCGCGATGTGCTGAGCTTGGATCGTCCGTGGGGTCTAGAGCCAACGCCAGTCCCCGACTTGCCGCCAGAACAAACAGCTATGATCGAGCAACAGGCGCAACAGCAGGCGCTCGCTAGTATTGAGCAGCAAATCATGTCGGGCGTGACTATCGACCCAGCAGCTTTCCCGGCGATACTGGAAGAAGCGGCCGAACAAGCCAAGGTCGCTGCTAAGCAGAAGATCGAGAAAGAGGCGCGTGCTGGCGCTGAATCGCTAGGTAAGGTCATTGAGGACTATCTCGATGAATCCGGCTTCAAATCGTCACTGGCTCAAGCGCTGGATTGGGATTTAGTCACATTCGGCACCGCGATTTTGCGCGCTCCCGTCATTCGCCGTCGCCGCCGTCTGACTTGGCGGCAAGACGAGTTTGGCCAGTGGCAGCCCGTCGATTCGGAGGATACATACCCTGACGTGGAGCGCGTCTCCCCGCTTGATTTCTACCCGTCTGACGACGCAACTAGCATTGACGATGCGAGCTACTCTGTAGAGAGATACCCGCTATCTCGTTCCGATCTGGCCTCGTTCCGAGACCAAGAGAATTGGAATGCCATTGAAATTGATGCGGTGCTCACTGAGCACGGTAGCGGTGGATTGCGCGAGTGGACCAGCGCGGATTCTGAGCGCGCGCAATTGGCGGAACGCAATGACGCTCGCCAGCAAGGTGAGCGTATTGATACACTGATCTACCACGGCGAATGTCAGGGCAAGATGCTAGCAGAATGGGGGATCAAGACGGTCAACGACCTGGATGAATATGCGGTCGAGGCGTGGCTGATCGGACGGCATGTGGTGCGCGTAGAGATAAAGGAGCCACACGAAATCGAGCGTCCGTACTGTAAGGCCGTCTACCGGGATCGACCCGGAAGCTTCTGGGGAATTGGTGTTCCTGAGTTGATGGGCGACATCCAGCAACAAGCCAATGCCGCCGCCCGCGCCCTAGCGAACAACATGGCCATGGCCAGCGGTCCACAGGTCGGTATCGATATGGAGCAGATGCCGCCCGGCGAGGACGGATCAAAGCAATGGCCCTGGAAGGTCTGGCGATTCAATACGGGAAAGTATGGACAATCCGCCACGCCGCCCATCCAATTTTTCCAGCCGGATATGCACGCGCAGGAACTGATGGCAATTTACGAGAAGTGGGTCCGCATCGCCGACGACGTGACCGGTATCCCCTCCTATGTCTACGGCAATCAGGACGTTGGTGGTGCTGGGAAAACCGCATCCGGCCTGTCCATGCTGATGGGTGCGGCATCAAAGAGCGTTAAGGCAATCATCGCTAACATCGACGTCGGCCTAATCGAGCCGCTGATTCAGCGCATGTTTCGATATGTTATGCTCTATCACCCCGACGAATCGATAAAGGACGACTGTCGAGTGGTTGCCAAGGGCAGCACTGCATTACTGATCCGCGAGCAAGCGCAAATCCGACGCAATGAATTCCTACAGGCGACCAACAACCCAGTTGATTTGCAAATCATGGGGCTTGGTAGACGCGCTGAATTGCTGAGAAGTACGGCTCAAACACTATCACTAGACCCGGACGATATTGCGCCAGGGCGCGAAGAAATGGAGCAACGTCAACAGGCCATGATGGCTCAGCAGAAAGCGGCGAAAGCCGCACAACTCCAGGCAACACCCATTCGCCCCGATGGCGCGAGACAGGGTGGCCAGGATTCACGAACCATGACTCCAGGAGGTTAAAATGGCATTCCGCGAAGATATCTCATTGACCAAGGCGCGCATTGCGCGTCCCGTCATTAATGGCACCGAACACCCAACCACGGCCGGATTTACCTTTACGGCTGGCGCTACCAATGTCGCCAATGTACTCATCACCCTGAAAAACAGTCTCGGCCAGACTATTACTGGGGTCTGGCCGTTGACGGTGTGGCTATCCGATGCCGCGACGGGTGTTGGACTGACCGCGACCGCAGCGAGCGGCACCGTGCAAGCCAAGAGCGCATCCGGCACCGACCTTGCGGCGCTGACTGCCAAGAAGGCGCTGGCTGTGCAAACTCTGGCGAATGGCACATACACGCTGGAAATTACCGCGACCGGGAAAACCGCTTATTACGTGGGCGTATCCATGCCGAACGGAAAAGCGGTCGTCTCCAGAGTGATGGCCACTGGGGACTATGGTTGATGATTCGCCTCGATCCGATCCAAATCGACACGTTCTACCGGCTCAGCCGGCAGGGCGAGTTCGCTGTATTCGCGGCGTGGCTACGGGATTCGTCGCAAGCTCTCACGTGGGACGCCTTGCGTTCCGCCAATCCCCAGGCGTGCGGGGCTGCGGCATTGCTGCAAGACCTTATTGGTACCCTGGATTCCATCCCTAATTTGTACCACGCGCGGAAAACCAACCCAGGCTCCGTGCCAGCGAATACCTAGAGAGGCTCGCCAATGAGTATGCAAGACCGCATCGCCCAGGAAGAACAAGTAGCCGAGGAAGCTCTGAAACAGGCTTATGCTGGGGCTCCCGCCGATGATGAATCGGAAAATGGCGATGACGATACGACCCAATCCGACGATAATGTGGGCATCACCGCTCCGCCAACCGAAAGCGTGCAAGACTCGGCTTCCGGTGATTGGAAACACCGATATGACGTGCTGAAAGGTAAGTACGATGCCGAGGTTCCGCGACTGCATGACGAGCTGCGCTACTGGAGGGATCGAGCCGAGACGCTGGCGGATCAGGTTAGAACTCCGCAAGAGCCGGCCAACCCGCAAAGCTCAATTGTCGCCGATCAAGACCTCGCGGACATTATCGGCGATGACGCCGCCGTGGTCGTTGCCAAGTTGTTGGCTAAGCAGAAAGCGGACTTTGAGTCTCAGCTCGACCAGGCCCAACAGCTTAGCCAGCGTTCCGCGCAAGATCGTTTCTGGGATCGGGTGTATGCCGCGTTTCCGAACTACCAAGCCATGCAATCTGATCCAGCGCTCAATCAATGGTTGGGCGGGTCGTGGCCAGGGTCTAGGTATTCTCGGTTACAGCAAGCCCAACAACTGGCGAATGACATGGACGCCGATGGATTTGTGGCGCTGCTGAAAGCGTACCAACCGGCAACGCAGGAGCCGATGCAGCCACGGAAACCGCCCGCTCCAACACCGCGGCGCGCGGCTGGATCGGGAACGCCACCGCCAGAAAAGACCACACTGACGCCCGAAGAACTGGAAGCCCAGTCTAACCGGGTCATTCAACTACGGAAATCAGGCCGTCGCCAAGAGGCGGACGTGCTGGAAAGAACCTTGGATACCGCTTTCAGCGAGGGCCGTATCCGAGCCTAATTAAACCCTGGACCCGCCGCGTCGTGATGACGCTGCCTATCCCAGTAGCTGGAGATTTTTACCATGGCTTACCCTGTTGCGCCCGGTGGCGCTGCTTATTCGGGTGTGTGGATTCCCGAGGTTTGGAGCACCAAGCTCAACCGAAAATTCTACGATGCGTCAGTGCTTCCCATGATCTCCAATACCGATTGGGAAGGCGAAATCAAAGACGTTGGCGACAAGGTGCACATCCGCCAGATTCCCGATATTACGATTCGGGATTATGCGAAGGGTCAGAGCCTAGTCTACGAACAGCCGGCGTCTGAAAACGTCGAACTACTGGTCGACAAAGGCCACTACTGGGCCATTCGCCTGGATGACGTGGACAAAGTACAGCAGGATGTCGAATGGATCGGGAAATTCACCAGCGACGCGAGCGAACAGCTTAAGATCAAGGTGGACACTCAGGTGTTTTCGACAATCTACGCCGACGTAGATAGCACCAACTCCGGCCTGACCGCTGGGCGAAAATCGGCCGGACTGAATCTAGGCGCAACTGGCACCCCGTTGGCGCTGGATAAGACCAACGTGATCGATTCGCTGGTCAACGCTGGGACCGCACTGGATGAAAATAACATCCCAGAAACAGGACGATGGGTCGTTCTCCCGCCGTCCATCATCGGCCTGATCAAGATGTCCGACCTGAAAGATGCATCATTGACCGGCGATGGCACCTCGATCCTCCGTAACGGCCGCGTCGGCATGATCGACCGGTTCACAATTTACAGTAGCAACCTGTTGACGAGCGCCAGCGATGGCGGGCATACCTGTTTCAACATGCTGTTTGGCCATAATGCCGGTCTGACCTTCGCGGAACAGATTCCTAAAGGCAAGGTGGAGCGTCTGCGGGCAGAATCGACATTCGGAGAGCTTGTTCGCGGGCTGTGCGTGTACGGCTACAAAGTCGTCAAGCCGACCGCGCTTGGCAATCTGTACGGCTACAAGGCGTAAGGAGGGACCATGTCTACCTACTCTGTTGCTGGAAGTGCCGTTCAGGCATATCCTGCTTTCCCGGCTGGCGTTTTTTCCGTCAAAGCCGAAGTCAATTTCAAGACGATCAACAGCGGATCGGGTACGGTGCAAAACGACATCGTACAATTGATCCAAGTCCCGGCGAATACGTTGGTGCTTGGCGTATCGTTCCGCGTGGCAACTGTCAGTGCCAACCTCGCTGATTTCGACATTGGCGATGGGGCGGTCACGGATGGCTATATCGACGGAGCCAGCATGGCGACGATCAATGACGGCTGTTCGTGGGTCACGACTTTTAACGAAGCTACCCCCAACACCACTCTTGACGGCATGTCGCTAGGCAAGTTCTATACGGTAGCCGATACCATCGACTTGAAGCAGAACACCAACGCGACTGTGGTGACTGGGAAGCTGCTGGTTCAGGCCTTCATGATCGACATGAATATCTACTGATGGAACGGCGGCTGATCCAGGCGGGAACGGGCCGGGTTTATATCTGGACTGCCGCCCTTGCTCAACGCCACGACATGGAAGAAATGCCAGTCGTGGCCATCCCTTCGTCGCCAACGACTAAAGCACCTTTGCCGGTGAGCTCAAGCCATGAATCTATCCGACCTTCGAGCCGCAGCGCGAAGACGACTCGATGATTCCGTCGCGCCGTATGGCTGGGCGGACGAAGATTTAGACGCATGGATCAATGAAGCGTATCGGGAAGCCTCGCTTCGAGGCAACTGGACGCGCCAATCATTAACCGTCGCTGTCGTCTTTGGTACGGCGACGACGACGCTTGACGCCAGCGTGGTGTATGTGGAGCGCATCAAGCTAGCGAGCGACGGCCGAATTCTCACAAGAACCACGCGAGACTGGCTCGATGCGCGTTGCTTTAATTGGGAGGCAACAACCGGAACGCCTACCAGATTTTTCATTCAAGGACGGTCATTGACCCTGTATCCAGAACCGGACGCCAATGACACTCTGAATATGGAAGCGCTATGCACTCCTAACTTGTTGACTTCGGATAGCGCCGAGCCGGACCTCGAAGAATTTTATCATCGCCAACTTTTGGAATGGGTCATGTATCGGGCAGGGCAGCAGCGCGACGTGGATTTTACGCTGCCAAGCCCAGAACAGTATGAAGTGAATTTCACGCGCTATTTTGGCCCTAGACCAAGCGGTCGTGTTTTACAGGCGTGGCTAGAATCGGGCAGTAGCAGTTCAGCGACGCAATAGCTAGAAGGTAACAAGCCAATGGCCGGATTCTTTCAAACGCCAGAACGGCCTGGATACCAGGTACTGGCAGATTACTTACAAAGTCGCAAGGTAGCTAATTCCGCAGCGAGCCCTATCGGCCGCGCCACCGACGCGATGAATCAACAGCGTATGGGCGGCGGATTACCATCGCCAAGCGGATATATGCCAGAAAATCTTCCAGCGCGAAGCCCGCAACAGAATCCGCTGTCGTTTCTGAATTCACAACCTGGGAAGACGAACGCTCTACCCGGCGTGGCTGGACCATCGAGAACGCCTGGCTCTGCCCTGCCAAGCCATGATTACATCGCCGGCAATCCAGGATACGGACAAGATACCGCCATGATGGCTCGCGGCTATGCGCCGTTAGGGAATGGGGCGTACTCGCAGGGCAATACGTTACAGCCTGGATCGGCTGGATACCAAGATGCGATGCGTGGCCGCATTGGTGGACAATTCGCGGGCGGTAGTGAGCCGCTCTATCAGCGCGGCTACACGACTTCGGCCGGAACAGTCGGCGGCGTATCCAGCACAGCGCCAGGCCAAGGCACGCTGAATATCATGGATCAAGGAAATGGCGGAACGGTGGAAGGTAACGTAGCGGCGATTAATCGCCAAATCGCCTCGCTCCAAGACCTCCATCATGCGCAACTGAACGATCCGTATAATGGCAGGTTCCGATTTGGGGCTGACGGTATCCGCCGTGGCGTCGATCCGCTGGACGTGGCGAGCGGGCGTACCGATGCCTTGGGCACGCTACTGCCAGACGTGAGCCGTGGTGGACCAATCAGTCAACTAAAACTCGCCGACTTGATGCAGCACGCGAATATCGCCAGCTTGCAAGATGCCCGCACTGGCCAGCAGCAGCAATTACAGAGTCAGGCCAACGCCAATTCAGCGCTATTTGATCTATTTCGACAGCAACAACAGGGGCAGCAGTTTGCGGCGAACTACGGGCTGAATGCGCTGAAGTTCCAGAATGACGTATTGCGGAATAATCGGCTCGATCAATCGCTCATTGATTCCCGTAATGCGCAAATCGCCAAAGATCAGCGCTTAACGCCGGATCAAATGGTTGCAAACTGGATGAATATTTACACCAACAGCCCGGATCAGCAGCAGCGTCAGAACGCACTGAATTACCTAACGCAATACTATCAACTGAAGTCTCCACAAGCGGGTGCGCTGTAATGCTTTCGAAAATTGTTACGGTATCGGTTGGAACGCCGCAGACGATTGTTTTCTCTGGTAACGCCACCGCCGCAAACCCTGGATCAAATATTCCAGGGACATCTGTGACTATTATCATTAGCGGTGGAACCGCGACCGTTAAAACCATAACCGCTAAAGGAGGGACGCCTATTGCTGTTGCATCTGGAAATCTCGCTGGTACGATAGCGGCAACCGCCTCAGATTCATTTGCGGGATGCATTTACGGTATCGAGGTGACAGCGGCGACGGCTTCTTGCGTGGTTGAGGTTGCAATTCCTCAGCGTATGTTTTGAGGATAATCCATGCCCAACTGGCCAGAAGACCCGCGACGGCAGAATGTGTATGATGATGTGTATGGCCAATCCCTGCCCATGCCGGGCCAGCCGCAACCACAAGGCATCCCATCGCTAGCGGACTTGGCGACGCTGGTCAGCCAGCAGCAGCCTCAACCGTCTGGGTTGCCATCGCCCACCTTCCAGCCGCAACAACTCGCCGTACCTTCTCTAAGCCAGCTTCAGCCGCCGCTGATGCCGAAGTCCCAGCAAGCGGCGGCGGCCACCGATCAACCGCCAAAGAAGCCCTTTTTCTCGTTGCCAGACGTAGCAAACGCGCTCTACGAGGGGGCCACAGAACAGTTTATCCCGAGCGTCAAGGGAACCGTTGCTCAGCTTTACTCTGGCCTAGATCGCCCTGATTTGCAGCCCGAATGGGTGCAGCGCTATCAAGCCGAGGGGAGAGCGGCACAAGACCTCGCGCAACGCCGAAATGAAGAGCAGGCAGCGGCCGGAAAACTCTCATCAGCCGGCGAAGCCATTCGGCAAGCGATCCCATCGCTTCCATTCAGTCTCGGTTCCATGGCGGCGGCACTGCCGGCCGGTATTGCTGGAACCGTGGCGACTGGCCCAGTGGGAGGAGCGGTGGCGGCAGGCGCGGCGGCTGGTGCGGCAGGATACCGCATGGCCGCTAGCCAGTTCCTGGATTCGGCATTCGCGAGCCTAGAACAGGAAAGCCAGAAGAAGCGCGGCCGCCCCTTGAGCGAACAGGAAAGGGCGGCAGCCTATACCGAGCTGAAGCCAATCGCCGAACATACTGGACTGTGGGAAGCCGGGCCGGAAGCTATCGGTAATGCCGCGATGTTCGGCTTGGGCCGAGTGGCTTTAGGATTTATGCCGAAAGAGGCCATGCAGAACCTCGCCAAGACGGCATTGGGTCGCGTGGGGATTCGCGCTGGAGCAGCGGCCGGCGCTGCTGGAACCGAAGTCGCCACCGAAACCGCAACCCAAGTTGCCCAAGGTAATGACCAGGCTAAGGCCGACGCGGCCATCAAGGCATTCGTCGAAGGGAAGTCCATTGGTCCCGCAATCGCCGGGGCCGAGCGTCCCTACGATGGACTCGCTGGGCTTCAGAAAGCCTATAACGATGTAGTGGGCGCGACGCTGGCCACAGTGGTTATGATGGGCGGATTGGCCAAGGGAGCGCATCTCGCCTACAAACCGATTTCCAATCGTATCGAGGCCGGACAGCGCGGCCAAGAGGCGGATGCAGCAGTCAACAAGATCGATCCGATCCGCACGAATCTGGAATTCGCCCGCGAATCCGACATAGCCGATGCGCTCTCTCGATTCGACGAGATTGAGGCGGCTGGACGTTTGCCGAAAGCAGCCGGCCGGCGCATTGATGCCGCTCGCCAGCACTTGCTGGGCGAGTTGAGCTTGCGCGTGTCGCCAGAGTCGATTGCCGCGCCCATGGATTCCCAACGCGGCATGGCGGGTTATCTAGGATTCTCGGAGCGAGTCAATGAACTCGACGACGCGCAACTTGCTGACCTCGCGGGGCGAGCACTCCCTGAGAACGCTGAACCGACACTGACCGAAGCCGCCAAGCGCTATCAAGCCGAAATCGGCCGACGCCAAGCCTTGACCGATGCAGCCGCCCATTTTGAGCAGAACCCCGATGCGGTAGTCGGTGTGGCCAAGATCCTGAACGACATCGCCACCGGCAAGCCGATGAGCAAGGACGCACACGGATCGACCGCGTTCAATCTCGCGTCCCTATCCGATGACATGCTGAGGCGCTACCAGTTGGCCGGTGAGGTGCTATTGCGGGATCACAGCGAGGCGCTGGGCAAGCAGGCAACAAACGTCGAGCGGTCGCTGTCGCTTCTAAACGAAGAATCGCAACGCCGAGCCGATGGCCAGCCTAGGAACCCGGAAGCGATCCGCGAAGCTGATCTTGCCGAACGAGCGGCTGCGGCGATTGCCAAGGGCAAGAAACCCAACATCAAGGGACTGTCGTTCGAGACGCTGGACCGCATGGCCAGCGGCCTGGAAGCGCGCGCATCCCTGGAGCCGCGTCTAGCCGATTCGGCGCGGATGCTTCGAGAGGCCGCTCAACAGGGGAGGCTGCGGGCATTCAATCCGCAAGGCCAGCAGCAGCCTGGCATTCAGTCCGCCATGCGTGGCTGGAATTCCGGCCAGTCTGAAGCCCCTGCCCAACCTATCGACTTCACGCAAGACCGCGCCCGAGTGTCCGAGTTGGCCCGTAGCGCCGATATAGGTAACCGCCAGCGCGCGATTCTCGATCAGGAAGCGCAGCGCCGAGCGATCCGTGAACAGCAGCGCGTCGCCCGCGCCCAAGAAATAGCCACGCTAAATCAGCAAAATCCACCACTTGCCACGCTTCGGGGCTTGCCGACCGTGACTCCAGCCGCCATCCCGCAGTCGTTAGGGCAGTTGGGCCAAACGCGGCTGGGTGTCGGACAAGATCAACCTCTTGCAGTTTCTCAACCCCTTGGTGCTCAAAATGCCGAAACAGTACGAAGCAATCAGGGACCAACTCTCCAAAGGAGCCAAGAAGGACAGTCTGGCTTACAACAAAGCCCAATCCCGAGCGGCGGCGATCTACGTGGGAGCGGGCAACAGCAAACAAGATCGCAGCCAGCGGGCGAAATCGCTCCGCAAGGGGTAGGCCGGAATGTCACCGAAAGTCAGGGCCAAGGCCGTCCAGGTCAAGCGCCACCCATGGGCTTACCCGCCAGACCAACGGGAGCGGGTCAAGGCCAAGCGCGAGGAACGCCAGAGCAGGCCGCGAGCGCGCTACTCCGACAAGTTCCTAGACGACTTGGAGAACAGGCACGACTGAATCAGGAGCGCGTGAGACCGAAAAGCGAATGGCAGGCATTCGGCCCAGACACAGGAACGCTTGGCATCCCGCGCGCCGACATGCCGCAAGTCAAGGCAGAACATCGCGGCGCACTGGTCAATTTTCTGAACGCGCGAGGCGTGGCGCATGAGCAGGACACAGAAGTTGATCCAACGACGCTGAAACCAACACAGGCCGAATTCTCACCCAAGAAAGTCCAGCAAGCCAACGAATACCAGGGTGGTAATCGATCAATCCTAGTGTCCAGCGATGGGTATGTCGTCGATGGGCATCATCAATGGTTATCCGCGTTGAGCAAGGACGAACCTATCAAGGCAATTCGCCTGGATGCGCCTATTGCTAACCTACTACCGCTTGTTAAGGAATTCCCAAGCGCCACCGAATCCAAAGCCAGCACCGCAAGCGGCGGGCAGACTGGCGGGGAGCTAGCCCCCGAAACCGCCGCGCAACCCAAACCGGAGCAACGCCGTGAAGAAAGGCAAGCCAGGAAAGCCGAAGCCGCGCCCCTGCTGAGTCAGGAAGCGGAACAGAAGGGCAACGTCCAGAAGCCAAAAGCCAAAGGCGTTGCCCCCACCTGGAACGATGCCAACGAGATTGAACGCGCGGCCATGATCAGCCGCTCCAGCGAGAAGGCGGGTTTTCCCGTCTCAAATGCCTTTTCCCAGCGAAAGGCCGTCGAGTGGAAGACGTGGAATGACATACCGGAAGGCCCAGCCAAGAAGCGCTTGCGGGGCTACATGGCGGACATCGGAAAGGCCGAAACAACGCCTAACCGTACTGAATCACAAGGAAAAGAACCGGACAAAAAGGCGGACATCAATCCGTCCAAGAAAGCAGTTAAGACGCCATCCAAGCAATCACCGCCATCCGCCAGCAAAGGCGCAATCAGAAACCGAACCATCAACGCCGCAGTAGATTCCAGCAAGGACTCCCTGTTGACCGCCATCGCCAAGATTGGCGGCCTGGATCGCGCCGAATCGCAACGGCAAGGCATCGATCCGGCTGAATTTAAGCGGATGCCGGTCTTTGGTAAGCCGACGTTCCGTAAGAGCGGCGGAAAGTCATTCGATGCCATGGCGGAATCCCTAAGCGAGTTTGGGTATCCGGTGCTCGACGAGAAAGGCCAATACTCGCCCAACGTCCTACTGGATGCGATTTCCCGTGAGTTGGCTGGGAGTCCGGTTTATACGACACAAGGCATTGAGTCCGCCGCTCGCCGTGACGCCGCAGAACAGGCCAAATTCGAGCAAGACAATTGGCTTTTGGACGCGGTAGACTTGGAAAATGCCGGCTTTGACGCGCTGAACGATCAAGAGCAGGTAACGGCGCAATTGCAGGCAGAAGCCAGCCGCGATTTGGGCGAAGACGCGGCCGATACGATTTTCGAGCGCATTAGCCAGCAACATGAACAGGCCACGCCGGAACAGTTCAACGAAGCACTGAGGGTCGCTTTCGATGAAGCACGACAAAGACAAAGCGCGGATAGTCGGAAACAAGCTGGCGAGCCTGGATCGATCCAGGCGTCGGATGCTGGACGCCCGATCCTCCAAGACTATTCCATCGAAGAACTCCGCGCCGAAGAAGAGCGGATAGCCAAGACGCAAGCCGAACAGGACGCCAAGGACAAGGCGGCCCAGCAAAAGACCGCAGCAGACCTCGCGCGATCCGATTTCGTCTTGACCGGCAGCAATCGCCCGGCTGATGTAGCCATGGCTCGTGGCCAGACGAATTTGCTAGGAGCGATGGAAGGAAGGCCGAAGACCCGTTTCTCCAGGGCTGCGCTTTCTCCAATTGCAAAAGAAGCAATTTCCTATTTCGGGACAACCAAAAATCTTGAGGAAGCTGGTTACGTTCTCCCTGATGGGACATTGTTAGACTTTAGTGGGCGGTCTGAAGCGTCCAAGAACGACTATCGACGCGATGGAAATCGTTGGATTTGGACTGGAAAAGGAAGGGATTATCTATCAAACCAACGATCTATTGACCACCGCGAAGTAAGCAAACTTCCATCTATCAATAAGTCATTTACTGATGCGATGCTTGCATTTCAGCGAGATGCAAAAGCATTGCGCATCGACATGATGTCTGGTCGCGTGTCAGCCAACTTTTCTGATTGGTCGCCAGCACAAATGCGCGCCGCTATGGCCATCGCTAGGAATAATGACAGATCATTGACGATAGATTTTGATCATCCAGTTACTAATAGGCTAATCCGATCAATTGATTTAGATAGGGCAAGTCAAGCAAAAATTAATGCGTTATTGCAGGAAGAGAATAATAAGGATCGCAGGTTTTCTCGTAATGAAGTTTCTCCATCATTAGTCCATTCCATTACAAATGCCCGCGCCCAACTCGTCGCTGCTCTTAATGATCGTTCAGTCGCTGCCCTGGAGCGTTCCGGCAAGCTGATCCTGCACAGCACGGACCCGACTAGAACCGGAGCGGCCGGCTACGTCGATCCGCAAGGCGCTATTCACCTGATCCCATCGAACATGGATCAGGACGCGCTATCGGTGGCGCTGCACGAAGCCATGCACCTCGCGCGAGATGATCGATTCTCAGAAGGAAACCGTGCCCATATTCGCTTGGCCCATGCCGCGCTGAAGATCACCGGCCTTAAGAACTTCATCGGCAATCCTGGATTCTCGAACCTTGTTCAACAGCTTCACCGCATGGCAGCGGAAGGCGATAAGACCGCCATCGAGGCACTGGATAAGGCGCGGCGGGAAGCGCCGGGCAATGTCGAGGATGAGGCGCTGGCCTATCTGGTTCAGTATGCCGACGAAAAGCTACCCCTCGTTCGTCGGATCATCGCGGCGATTCGTGCCGCACTGTACCGCATGGGGATCAAGGTCAAGCTGATGCCGGCCGATGTTCGGGCACTGGCCTTGTCGGCGCTGAAGGCGAGGGCTAAGGATGCGACGATGGGGCTGACGGTGCGGTCGCAAGCGGTGTTCAGTCTACCAGAATTCGCCCCAACGGAAGCCGACAAGGCCGAAGTCGAACGCCAGATAAAGGCCGTCAAGGAGGTGCGGGATGGGCAAGGTCATTTGCTTGCTCCAAATGGGAAACCATCCAATCTGAATGAACGACAGTGGAAACAGGTCCGTACCAAGTTCTTTAAGGGTTGGTTCGGTGATTGGGAGAATGATCCACAGAATTCATCGAAGGTTGTTGATGATAATGGCGAGCCATTGGTTGTTTATCATGGTACTAAGCATGATATATCTATATTCGATAGAAGCAAATTAGGAAAGACAACTAAAGCATATAGCGCTAAGTTTGGATTTTTCTTTAGCGACAACCCACGCATATCATCTACTTATTCTTATCTTGATAAGAGAGTTTATTATAGAGAAGATTTAATTAAAAACATTCAAGATTATAATAAACAAATATATGGAAAACTAAGATGGGGGGGAAGAACGATAAGCGATGAAGAAAAGGATAAATTAAGAAAAACCATTAGTGATAATTCTGAAGAAATAAAAAAGTTAAATAAAGAGATTTCTGATATAAGAAACAAAGATAAAATTGATTTTGAAAAATTAAGAAATACCGAAAATGGAATCGAAAAATATCTATCTGATAGATTAGATGGAGATGTGCTATATTCATCATTTTTATCTATTAAGAATCCATCCAGTAATGACTTCCATGGGATGCGCGCGTCATCTGGAGGGTTCGGGTTGATTTTTAAAAAAGCCATAGATGAAGGGAATGACGGGGTTATCGTATATAACGTAAATGATTCTGCAACTGGAGCAAATTTAATATCTTCTACGGTATATTCTGCTAGAGACCCATCGTCAATAAAATCCGCCATCGGCAATGCCGGGACGTTCTCCGCTCGCTCAAACCGTATTGATTACAGCCAGCCTACCACCGAAACCGATGCCGCCGAGCAAGACCGGCTCTGGCAGGAATTCCAAGCCGTGCGCGCTCAATTCCAGGCCAAGCAGGCGAGTCAATCTGCGTTTGACCGCTGGTTCGGCAAAGGCGTGGAAGGCATCAACGCGCGAAACGGCAAACCGCTGGTCCTGTACCACGGCACCAACAATCCAGAATTCAATCGGTGGGATGAATCCCGGTCTGGGCAAGCCAGCCAGCATCCGACTGCCGGTCTTGGGTTTTTCATGACCGCCGACAAGCGATCCGCCGCGCGCTACGGTTCTCGGCTGTTGGAGCTACACGCTAAGATTGATAACCCTTATTACATGACCGATGCCGACTTGGTGAGCATCGAATCCATGCAAGACGCGGCGCGGTTCCGACGCAAGCTGCAAGCGCAGGGCTACGATGCGGCGGTGATTTCCGCGCCCGGTGGTGCCCCTTATGTCGTGGTGCTACGGTCTAATCAGGTCAAGCTGGCCAGCAACGAGACTCCGACCGAGAGTGAGGATTTTCGTTACTCAATTAAGAGAATCGCAAATAGGTTTAGATTAACAGATAACGAGGTTGTTGACGCACTCAATTCTCCTATTAGCCAACTAACAAGCAGGGATGAGTTAATTAGAAATAACGTAACCGATGCCCCGGCTAAATTTAATAAGTACAAAATAGGATCCGCCAAAGTTGAAGAATTTGGAGGAGATGTAAAAAATAGATATATAAATTTCTTGCGGGAATTCGACCCGAATGACCTTGTATTATCAGAATCAGAGGAAGGAATAAAGAAGCATCCAACTTATCAGCAATATGTTAAATGGGCAAATGATGGCATAGACCCACCGTATATATTTGTTGCTCAAACTGAAAGCGGTAAGCTTCAGGCAACAAATAGACGAAGAACTCTAGCAGCAAGAGAGGCCGGAAGAAAGATTCAGGGCTGGTATGGCCCATTTAATCAAGAAACAGGAAACCCATTGAAGTATGGTGACATATTAGATGCGGCAGGAGAAAATCGTTATTCACGCCCCAGTGGTCGCCAATCGTCGCCATCCGCTGAGCCTCTTCCTGCTGAAACAATGGGACAAGCCGCGCTTCGTGCCGTGCAAGATCGGTTCATCCGCTTCCAGGTTATTCAGGATTGGCTCAAGCAACATGGTGTCAATTTGACGCCGGACGCTGACGTGTACGGGGCTGAATCTCTGTTGCCAAAAGTGACGGCCGCTCGGACTCAAGATGCGCGCGAGAAAACCCTGAAGCCACTCATCGAATCGGCGGCAGAAAAAAAGTGGAGCATCCAGGGCGGCGACCTACTAGCGGCCATTGAAGATCAACAGCCGTTGCCAACGAAGTTCAAGCCATCGATTCCTGAATTCCTGCATGCGCAACACGCAATTGAACGCAATGCGCAAATCGCCAAGCTCAAAGGCGCGCCAAAGGATGGCTCCGGTCTGAGCGATGCGCAGGCGCATGAGATTCTAACGAGATACCGAGTGATGCCGAATTTCTCGGAATTCTTGACCATGGCTGAAAAGTTTCGTGCCATTACAGACCAGACTCGGCGCATCCTAAGAACGAGCGGAATTATCTCCGCAGATCAAGATGCCGCATGGACTAGCGCTTACAAGAAATATGTCCCGCTGAAAGGCGGCCCAGACACAGCCTCGCAACAAACTGGGGCTGGCCCTGGGATTAGCGTCAACCCGGGCATGAAGCGCGCTCTAGGGCATCGCCTACGCGATGAGAATATTATCGAGAATATATGGCGCGATCACGAACGGGCGATTTATCTTTCCGAGAAGCAGAAAGTCACTCGCGCTTTAAGAAATATGCTGGATCAGGCTAACAACCAGAACATCGGCACCGTGGGTCAGCCAGAGAAAAAAGCAACTCTGCATCAAGGCTACTACCATCAAGTCTGGATCGACGGGAATCCGCTAGGCGCGTATGGCTCATATAACGAAGCCAAAGCGGCCATTTCGTCAGATGCCCAACAAAGCGGGCGGCCTCTCTCTAAATACGCGGTTGTTCATAAGCCTGCCGATCCGGCCGTGGTATTTATGAGCCGTCCGATGCTGGCTGATAATGAAGTAGCGCTCTATGAAAATGGGCAACGCATCCGTCTACAACTGAACGACGAGCTACTGGCAAGGGCCGCGCGTAACCTCGGAGTGGACGGAGCGAGTGGACTTCTCAAGGCCGCACAGAGTTTCAATCGTTGGCTGAGTCACGCCTATACCGGATATAACCCGGAATTCATCTTAGCCAACGTGGCCCGAGACATGACAACTGGCATGATTAACCTGTCCGGTCAGTATGGCGGAAAATTTGCGCTGAAAACCCTCAAGGGCTACGGATCAGCGGTTCGTGGTCTATGGAAACAGATTCACGGCAATGCTGACCCATGGGTGGATCGTTACCGAGCGGCTGGCGGAAGCACCGGGGCAGCATATCTCTCCGACTTGGAGCGGATCGGCACGGACCTGAAGCGTATCTTCCAGGACTATCAGGGCGCATCAGAAACCTTGCGACAGGGGGATCGTGCCGAGGCGGCGCGGGTCGCCGTCTCGGATAAAATCCGTTGGCTTGGCGGCTGGATCGAGAAAATGAATCAGGTTGGGGAGAACG